CGGACAGGTCGGGCAGGTCGGAGTGGTCGCCGTCCCAGGAGCTGTCGAGGCCGTCCGGGTCGTAGTCGCCCGCCGGTGTGCTCATCGCTGCCCTTCCCGCGTGCCCCGCTTTCGCGTGGGCCTGTTTCATGTAGCCCGGCATGACCGCCTGGATGATGTTGGTGGCCAGCCCGTCAGCCGAGACGGCCGGGACGCCCGCCTTCAGCAGCAGGTCACGCAGCGTCGTCCATTTGTGGACGGCCCCGGACCACTTCGCGAACCCCTCGCCCCTGGTCCAGTACTTCCACAGCGCCGACCCGCGGCCGTACTCCAGGTCGGACGCCCGCTCCGTCCACGTGTCAGACCTCCCGCCGACCCGGACCGCGCCCGTCTCACCCATCCGCTTCGCCCTCTCGTAATGACGCACCGGGAGATGGGATACTCCGCGTTCACGCGCCGCCGCGTACGTGTGATGGCCGTCCGTGAGCCGCTCCCCGTTGAGGATGTGGAGCGGGCTCGGCTGCCAGCCGCGCTTGGCGATCGCCTTGTCGAGTTGGCCCTGCGTCTGGTCCTTGCGCTTCTCCGGGAACTTCTGGTACCTCTCCTCGACCGTCATGTCGGGTTCCAGGTCAGAGGTCAGCTTGCCGACATCCTCGGTCCTCATGAACTTGACATCTGAGGGATAGGAGCCAGCGGGTGTCTTTACGCCGCCGACCTTGATCCATCCGTGCACATAGCCGCCGGGCCCGACACGGCTGATCTCAGACATGACCATTCGCCTTCTCGAGCGCCCGGGCAGGCGCGGAAACTTGACATGTGGCGCTACTGTCACTCATGGATGACCTGATCGCGTTCCTGAACGCCCGGCTCGGCGAGGACGAGGCGGCGGCTAACGAGATCCACCGGCCGCGGATCTGCGGATCGGTCGACCGTGACGGCGAGTTCGATCCGGACCCGATCTGGTGCTCCTGTCCTTACCCGGCCCGCGTCCTCCGCGAGGTCGAGGCCGTGCGGCGGATCATCGGGGAGTTCGCCTACTGGGAAGACAAGCTCAGCACCGATCCGGAGTATCCGGCACTGGCCGATCGCTACGAGACCGCCGCGGCCATGATCCGTCCGCTTGCCGCCATCTGGAGCGACCACCCGGACTACCGGGACGAGCGGAAGCCCTAGCGCTGGCGCAGCCCGTTCGCCTCCTCGAGCGCCCGCCGGGCGCTGGCCGGCCTCGGCGTCGGCCTGGACCCGTTCCCGCCGTCACCCGGCGACGTGGACCCCACGCCCAACCGCGGCATCGTCGGCGGCAGCGGATCCGCCGTCGCACCCGGCTGCGCCTGCGGCAGGAGATGCTGAACCGGCGCCGACGCCGCCGGAGTACCCACACCGCCCGCCTGCAGCTGGGACAGGTCCATCGCGTCGACCGCGGCGATCGCCGACTCGTGCGTGTAGCCGGCCTGCACCAGCGCCAGCAGCGCCTGCGCGCGGACGAGGGCGGCCTGGCCGCGTTCCATCTCCCCGTCCTGCAGCGCGGCGATATCGGCCGTGTCGAACCACAGCCGGTTACCTGCGGGCACGTCCACGATCTGGCTGAGCGCCCCGCACGCCGACCGCCAGGCTGGCCTGGCCCACAGGTTGGCCAGCTTCTGCATGGACTCCTGATAACCGCGCCCGGCACCCCTGAGCGGCTCCAGGCCGACCAGGACGCCCGGCACCGAGCAGTCCGCCAGGATCCGCTCAACCCCCACCGCCGACACGCCGGAGAAGTCCATTTGGCTAAGCGAATTTCCCACGAGCGTGATGTCGGCGCCCTGGTCCAGGATGATGCCCTTGCCCGCGTTGTCCGCGCCGCCGTACCGGGCGCTTATCCGTTCCCGGAGGGCGTCGACCGTACCGGGCTGCAGCTTCTGCGCGTACCGGATGTAGACGTTCGGGGTCGCGTTGTTCCGCAGGTAGGTGATCTTGTACTGGGTCAGGCCGTCATCCCCGGTGATCTCCCGCATGGCCGGGGTCAGCGGCGACATGCCCCGGAAGTCGGCCGCCGGGTCCTCCAGCCCCACCGGGACCCAGTGCACGCACTCCTCAGCCGGGACCAGGAACCCGTCGCGCTGCTCCATCAGCGACTTAGGCTGCTCGAACCAGTAGCCGACCGGCCGCCGGTACCAGCCGCCGCCGCCCACGCGGACCACCTCGGACACGATCGTCACCCAGTCCGGCCGCAGGCGGACCAGCCGGTCCTCGCCGGGCGCGTCCCAGATGTACGCGTTCCCGGCGAGGAACGCGTCCTGCTCCATCCGGGCCAGCAGGTGCCCCGTCGTCGTGTCCGGGCCGAACGGCTCCTCGAGCTTGGCCAGGGCGGTGGTGCCGAACAGGTGCTTGTCGTCCTTGGCCTGGAACTGGAACCGCGCCTCACTGAACAATGCGGCACGCACCAGCGCGGCACTGAATACGACCGAGTTGGACCCGTGGGCCTGCTGCGCGTACGCGGCCAGCTGCGGCAGGACCGGCTCGCGGTCCGGCCCGGCGTAGGAGGTGGTCAGGACGCTGGCCCCGCTCGCCATCCCCTCCCAAAACCCATCCCGCTTGATGAGACGGTCCCAGAGCCGCGTCACGAGGCCACCCGGAGGAGGGAAACCGGCCCGGGGCACATGTGCATCTCCTCGTGCGCCGGGAGGATCATGTGCCGCCTCGCCGCATCAGCGATCAGGGCCGGGTCCGGCAGCGCCTCGCCGCAAGACGGGCAGACATCCCTGACGCTCATCCGGCCCGCCGCGCCTTCTCCAGCACCTGAGCCAGGGTCGGCACGCCATGCACCTGCGGCTCCTGCGGCCCGGTGCCGTCATCGAGGCGCAGCGCCAGGAAACCCACCGCCACGCTGTCAGCGATCACGCACAAGCCGAACCCGAGACGGCCCGTCAGCCACCCTCCGGCCAGGACGCCGAGCAGGGAGACGAGCAGCAAAGCAATGGACAACCGCATGATCGCCTCCTAAGTTCGGATGGGTGGCCGGAGGAGGCCGCGGCCAGGTATCAGGGCAGATTCCCTAAACGTGCTGGCGAGCCGTCAAGCTGGGTGATGTACAGGCCCCCGAAAGGGGGTGCTGGCGGAGGGGCGGCGTCGGGTTGCGGCTTAAGAACGAGGCGCCGCTACGCGCCTACTCCTCCGGCCGCTCAGATCGCCCACGTGCCCGGCTCCGACAACGCCTCCCACGCGATGAACGCGTGCACGGCCAGCGTCGCCGCCTCCAGCGGCGACTGATCCACCTGCACGTTCCGCCGGTCCCACGCCTGCGCACCCGCCAGCAGCCGCTGCTGGCCCGCCCGCACCGCCGCCGTCAGGGGCGGCTGGTCCAGGTGCTCCAGCCCCCCGGCCTGTACCAGATCGAGAAATTCCCCGTGGGCAGTCGCGATCTCCCGCGCCAGCGGCGACGTCACCCACACCCCTGCGTCGGCCAGCGGCCGCAGCAGCGTCCCCGACTGCGACCCCGCATCGACGATCACCGCCAGCGGGTCATGCTTCTCGTTCAGCTCCGCCATCCGGCCCACCGCGCCCGACGGGTGCCCGTACCACACCAGGTCGATTGTCACCCGGCCTGACGCGCCCCGGCCCGCCGCGACGATCGACGCGTGCTGGCGGCCCTTCGGGTGGCACGTGCAGTGCTCGCTGATCGCCGCGGCGAACACGACCTCGCCGCTCACAGCCGCGCCCCCGGGTTAGCGCACGCGCCCCACTCGTCCTGCCCGATCACGTCCCACCCCGGCTTCGCGACCTCCGGCCACTGGCACAAGTAGGCGCGGCGGAACTCGCTGAGCTCCATCAGCTCATAGTCGGCCCGCACGGTCTCCTCCGACACGGTGATCCCCAGCGCGGGCATCCGCCGCCGCCACGTCGCCGGATCCGCCGGGTCCTCGTCGTCAGCCGCCGAATACCCGATGTAGCAGCCGTTCTCCGTCACGCCCATCTCCGCGCGGGCCCGCCCGTCGGTCACCTTGCCGCGGAAATACTCCGACGTCTCATCACCCGCCGCGGACACCACCCACAGCTGCGCGTCCCGCGTCATCATCGCCGGGCGCATCGCCTGCTCGATGTGGTCATCGCGCTGCGCCCACGCCTCGTCGATCACGCCCAGGTCCAGGCTGTCGCCGTGACCGGAGGTCTGCGTGCCGCTGACCAGGCCCAGCATGCTGCCGTTCTTGAACAGGTACGCCTCGCTGCCCGACCCCTTGCGGACGTCGACGAACGGGCGGAGCTTCGACCGCTCGATGATCGGCCACCACACGTCCAGCAGCCGGTGCCGGGCATCCAGCCGGGTCTGCGCCGTGTAGGAGATCTGCGTCCCCGGCCGGCGCAAAGCGCGGGCCATCATCATCGACAGCAGGTCAACCGTCTTGCCCTGCTGCCGCATCACCTCCAGCACCACCTGCCGGTACGCGAACCGGCCATCCGGCAGCAGCTCCGTCGCGGTACCGTTCACCTCGTCCTGCCACGGCATCAGCCCAGGACCCAGCGGCGTGCGGAATCCCAGCAGCTCCGCCGTCCTGGAGATGCCCTCCGCCAGGTTCGGGCGGCCCGTCGCCGGAGTGGCGAACCTAGGCTTGCAGGGCGCCGAACAGTCCCGTGAGATCGGCATCAGCATCCTGCTTGCCCTTCGGCATCAGCTCGAGCAGCGTCTTGCGCAGCTCCGCCCCCAGGATCGCGTTACCCGGGTCATTCCGGTGCGCCTCCGCCATCCGGTACGCCAGCTGGCGCAGCTCGGCGCGGGCGTCGGTCACCTCGCCGGGGGCAGCCAGGGGCAGCGACGTCACAGCGGGGCGGGCCGCCGGGACGCCGCCGCGGACGACCGCGCAGCGGCGGCACAGCGAATGGTCGCCCCGGGTGTGGGCCTTCCGGCGCCGCTGCCGCAGGGCGTCACTGTCAGCCACGGGCCCTCCTGGTCACGTGAGCGGTTACTCTCCGTATATATGCGCGTGGC